CATCATTGTAATTGACTTTAGCATCATATGCCATAGTCAATGCAAGTTCAATCAGTTTCATCTTGTCTTCCAGACGGTCAACAAGTTCCACATCAATTATATTATACTCAATAAACTTCTGCCAACCTTTTGAATAGAAATCCTTAAAGGTATCAAACTCACTGTGGTCTAACTTCTGCTGACCAAGTTCAACCTTTGCAATATAGTCCAACCGATAGGACTCCTGTGCCTTATAGGTAAACTTCTTATAGAGGTCAATATAATCTAATTGAGTTACGCCACCTACATCAAATGTAGTATGAGTGCGTCCCATGATATGCACTTCACCCTCACTCACAAGCCCCCAAGGAGACATGCGTTTCATCAACTTCTCACCATGCACTCTTCTAAGACGTTTGCATATGTAAGGTATATCATATAGTTGTATGTTCCATCCAGTAATCACATCTGGAACATCCTGCATCCAATAATTGATAAAATTGCTTAATAGATCATACTCCGTTGGGCAATAATGATATGTTACATCTTTCCTATTATTCTGGAAGGGTTTAACTCCCCAAGTAACGATCTGCTTAGTAGTATAGTCTTGTATTGTGATTGCCAGAATCTCTTCAACACACGATTCCACATCAGGGAACCCTTGCTCAGACGCAACCTCAATATCAAGAGTAACAAGTTTAATCTTGCTGATGTCAAACTTGATCTCATCTTCAGGATACTTCTCTGAGATATATTGATATATGTATCTGTCATTGCCATAGATCTCAAAGTTCTCAACTCCGTCATATCTTTTATAGAAGTCACGACAATCTCGTACTGTGCCTGGATTGATAGTTTCAACTGCTTCTCCATTCAACGTTTTATATTTAGTTTTCTTTTTAGACTTAACAAATAAGGTAGGGAAAAATTCATCCCTATGCTCATACCTTCTTCCATTCTCAACTCCACGAACCAGAAACTGATTCCCAATCAATTGAACATTAGTGTAGAACTTCATTTAAGGAGGTTATGGTATTTCTCAAGTAGGGTGGGTTTAGGATCAACAAGAGTTAGTATCTTGTCTGATGATAACATAAAGGTATTTTGACTAGTGCATTCGCATAACCAAGGAGAAAGAGTTTCATCCTTATTAAGAACAAATGGTTCAACTAGTTTACAATCTGGTTCTCCTATGTCAACAGCTGGAACTTCATCAATCTGTGAGACCAACTTTTGATGATTCACTAGTACTAGAATCTTCACTGGAAGTGTAGGGTTTGACATTTTTTAATACATCCTTTTGGTACATTGTAATAACTTGAGATACTGGTGACACCATAGTAACCACCCACTCAGTAGGGATAGGTATCCTTGTTTCCGTTGACAATGGTTGCCAAGGATACATTGATAAAGAGAACTGAGATTTATCTGGTTTCTCTGGATCAACCTCATCATCTGTTAATGGTGTAGTGTTTCTAAGTTTCACCACAACAGGAGTATCTAGAAAATAACCAATAAGTCTTGAAGGATTTTCAACAGAACCTTCTTCGCCAGCCATCATTTCTGATACGTCAGCAACGACATCTTCACCTGATTTAAGAACCAATAATTTTATCGTCATTTTTTAATATTGATTAGAGTGGTAATTTCCTATCGCCTCCAATCCTGAAACTACCAAAGGGGATTGCAGCAGTCATAGGTAGCGAAAACTTACGACTGTTATAGTATAACAAAGAAAAAGCACCCTGTCAATTGACAAGGTGCTGATCCATCTCGAACTCATTTGTATTTATAGATAATCCTTACGTGCGTGATGATCTGGAATTATTTTCTTTAGTTCTACAACTAATAATCCATCGTCAAAGCTGACGGATCCAACCTTCGTATCGTCGGTGACCGTCCAGACTCGTTCAAAACTTCGTTGGGCCAATCCTTTGTGGACAAATTCTCCAACATTTTCTGATTCTTCTTTTTTGCCTTGTACATATAGTTTTCCAAACTCCGTATAGACTTTGATTTCATTTTTCTTAAACCCCGCAAGGGCGATTTCAAGTTTCGATTCATGATTATTTAATTGTATCAAATTATATGGTGGGTAGTTTGAAGTGGTTGTATCTTCCCAAAATCTATTGAGATAATCATCCATTCCTATGCTGTTACGATTAATCTTCTCTATAAGTTCTGGAAGATTTGCAGCATGGAATCTTTGAAGGTTGGTCATAATAGTCTCCTTTAAAAGCGAGTGTGAATTGTGTACCCCGAAGGCGTACAATACTATTTAACCATAAAGCATTTAAAAAGGGGATGTTGAATCCCCTACTTTATTATTCGGTTTCCTTCTGTTCCTGTGGTTTAGTCTTTTTACCTATATTATACTTCTGTTCTAATATCCAGTCTCCTTTATCTTTATAAGAAAGAACTTTGATTTGGTTAAGAGGTGCTATATCAGAGCAGCCATCTTCTTTCACAATAGAAATCAAACCCCAATCAGAGAGAAGACGAGTAATACGATTCCGACGCTGAACGTCATTAATAGTAAGGTTAGCATGTTTACCATCAAGAGCAAACAACTCCTTAAAATGAACTATATAATATCTTCCTTGTTTATGTAAGATATGACAACTCTGATAAAGTTTCTTCTCTTTTCTTGATGCTACACCAATTCTTGTTAAAGTCTCACGAACTTTTAAGAAATCATCTGGTTCATTTAAAACCACCTCTACCATTTGATCTTGCGACCATTGCACAGTAGGTTCTACCGTTGCTGTCATTTCATTCCTCCAGTATCAAGTCGTTGTTTAATAAATTTGATTTGTTCGGGGGTTAATATTTTCAAAGCTTGAGACGCTTTTTCGTTGCTATAACCATAGTATTGTTTGATGATTTCAAGGTCTGTGACTTTATCCTTACGGAGCCAGGGACTGAATCTCTTCTTTTTCCTAAGTGTATTTAGATAAAAAGAATATTGCATGTCTTTATCTAGGAAAGAATACTTATTCATTTCATTGACAAACAGTATACAATCAAGATTTCCTGATAGACAACGGTTAATAATATAAGGAGAATAATCTTTTTTAACAGAAGGATCTTCTTCTATTAAATTTTCCTTTGTAAAGTTGATAGAGTTCAACCAATCTTTAAGTTGAGTCATTTTGGTAATCTCCGATTAAAGTTCCAGTAATCAAATTTCTGCCAGATATAATAAATTCCTATCAAAGTTCTTTTGACAAATTCCTCTAAGAAAATGAGTGGTATAACAACCAGTTCAAATGTACTCATCGTATAATTTGGATGTTGTCATCTTCAGTCCATAATTCAACATCAGTTCTAAACCTACCTTCAGACTTCAACTTCTCATATCGTTTACCAGCTTTCTTCTTCCACCACTTAATAATATTTTCAAGATAAAACTTATCCCAATTCTGACCACGTACTAATTTATCTTGCTTCCCAAGTAAAACTTCTCTTACATTTCCATAACCATAATCAGACGTATATGATCTCTTTCTTTGAGTAAGACCAAATGCATTTTTAAGTACTACATTTAACTCTTCAAGTTTCTCAGTCTTACCATGCTCTTTTAAAGAATTCTTAGTCCATGAAATCATTCTAGTTTGTCTCTTCATCTTTTTAGATGAAACATAACTAGGAGTCACAGGATTATTATTATTAATCTTAGTGAATCTATTATGAAGTTCATGAAATGCTTTATCATGAAGCAAGGGAAGAAACTTACTATCAGTCAGTCCTTTATATCTTATAAAAGGTTTCAGACCATCGTACTGTGATGCAGAAGTTGTAGAACCATACAATGAGGTAGTCTCAAACCATCCAATATCTTTATCAAATACCACATTCAAATGCTCCCTTGCAAAGTGTGATACACACATCAATGCAAGAAGTTTTCCACCAAGATAATTATAACCAAATGGCTGAGAAGGAACAATCGCAAATCCCATCGCAGCATGACGATTGAATATAGAAAGATTTGCTGGTTGACCTAACCATTCATTCCTTGGTTTTGAATTAATAGTTGGAGAACCAAACCTAATAAATCCCACTATCTTCATACTATTCTTTTC